AAACTTGGCTGACTAATGCCATACTAATCTCTCCATAGTTCTGTATCTACCCATAGTGCTGAATCTATCCATACACCTGTGTCAAATACAGTATTAATAATTGTGAATGTGTGGGTTACTGTTTGAAAGGAGTTTAGCCCATCCCTTACAGTCCAAATAGATAGTTTTACTTCCCCACCATATGTAGTAGTAAAATAATGTTCGGCTAGGGTATTACCTGTAAAACTATCTAGTACAGCTTGTGTATCTGTTCGTATTAAAGTGGCAGAAGCAGTTTGTCCCACTTCTGGAGAACTTGCCCCACCTCTATACCAGTTAAGTACACTTGCTGTCTGTTGTACTCTGTTAGCAGTAACCCATGTTGCTCTAACTTGTCCATTTACATCGGCAGCCCATTTAGTTAAAGTAACACTTCGACTACCTGTATAAGTACTAAAAGGAGGATAAGGTCTATGTAAGCGTCCTGCTGTTATTATTTGATGATTAGATGCGTCTACAAGTAGAAGAGTGCCTTTAGTTGTTGAAGTAAGTACTTTGTAATTACGAGTCTCTGGAATTAAATAGGTAGTTGTATCTGCAAACGCAGAACCACTTATATCGTAAAACCTATCTCCAGCACTATGCGACTCTGGAACAGTATCTAAAACACCTCTATACACAGTCATGGATGTTTGAGAAATGGAAAGTAAAGCAAGAATCTCTGTACCTATCTGAATATAAGAATTATTAGGGAGTGTGCCATCTTCTTTGACTATAGATTCAAAATTAGCAATATTAGTTATAGATAAGGTAGTATCTTCTTTATCTATAGAAGTATCTAAAGTGCCTGTTCCACAAAAGAATAGTGTAGAAGTCCCTTCTGTTTCTTCGTAAACTAAGTTAGTTCCTGCCGCCATTACTGTGGCATCTATAGAGTCTGATGAAGGGGCAATTGCTGCTAAAGAAATATACGACTCTGTAGTAGCTATTGATTGTGCAAAGGCATCTCCTTCACTTTTAGCTATAGAGTAATAAGGAACTTCCTGTACAAGTATCTCAGAAATATCTACAGGATAAGTTAGAGGGTCTACCCAATTAGATGCTGGAGTAGCACTATAAATAGTGTCTGGTGCAGCAAACATATCTTGCACACATTCTATAGATACATTTAATTTAGTAGGAGTTCCTAATTTCATAGAAGACACACGCATTATGATCTCTGTAGGGTAATAGTCCTCCCAAAGAAGTCTAAAAGCATCTCCTACATTAAGGTTTTCGGCATCTCTATTGCAGTTAATGGTACAAGTATATAGAGGAACACTTCTTTGTTGCAGATCTCTAGAAGCAAGCAGTTGTGCTACTGCTTGTGTAGCTACTCCTTCATACTCTACTGTTTCTGAAGTAGGTGCGCCTTGCTTTGCAAATAAAGCATTATCTGTAACTGTAACTGTATCTTCTTTATGAGTTCCGTTATTTATATAAGAAACAGTAAGAGAACTGGTTAAATCTCCTACAGATTTACGAGTGAATCTTTTAACAGAAGTTACATTACTTTCGTCTAATAAAAGTAATGATGGAATATCTACTTCAGGAATTAGTCTAGTAATGTTTAGGTGGAACTTTCCATCTTGCCTATCTTGATAGAGGCTACCTTGTATATGTTTAAGAACTTCTTGTATAAAGTCATCTAAAGAAGCTTCTCTAGTCCAGTAGAAAGCAAAACCTAGTCCTTCATCATAACAGGTTTGTGCAGCTGCTAAGAAACTAACTTCATCTATATGAGCAGCACTTAGCCCCCTTCCCCAAGAAATGTCAGTTAGACATTCTCTTATTACATGTACACCATTTATAAGGTCGGTTACAGGTTCAGATAAACTATCTTGCCATTGAGTAGCCCCTGCACCTGTAGTATGTATTCTAGTACATAGAAATTGCCAAGGTTTTAAATAGTGGTAACGTCCAAGGTACATATCTTTCAGTACTGCTGAGACAACTCCCCTATATGCAGGAATAGCTCCAAGTATATTAGAAAGATACCCAATAGGGGCTTGTCCAGAACCTCCCTGATGTATCTCTACCTCTCCTTTTATACCACCTTCCCTTTTCAAACCCCCAAATAGCTTCTTTTCATCTATTGTAAGAGAGCCTGTTGAAACACTACCTGTCCAAGCTACTTTATTGTCAACTCTAATCTCTGTTACCTTGTCCATAGGGCCATGCCCTAGACAAAAGTGTATAGTTGCATAATAAGTAGGACCTTTTACAGGTTCAGGTGATCCTCCAGTCATAGCAATACTCCATAGGATTCTACAAAAGTATAGTTATTTTCCATAGCAATACTCTACTAAGGAGATAGCCATAGGGTTATTTGTATTGTAAAGTTCACTAGCAAGTAACCCTCTTCTAACTACAGTAGGCCAATCGAAACCATTATCTTCTGCAAAACTTCTCCATCCTGGAATACACCCTTTAAAGAAGTTTCTTGCGTCCCCAACAGTTATGACAATATCCTCGTTCTTAATAGCTTCTTCTAGAGTCATTATTATCTACTTTATATTATTAAGTGGGTATTTCTACCATTACAATTCGTACATTACCGTACCAAGCTAAGAAAGGGGATTTTATTTGTCTAGTGCCAAATAGTACAGGTATAGCTATTCCTAATTCTGAGTCTGGGATTTCTAGTTGTGCTACTTTAGTCTGAGGGGTTTTAGGTGTTGGGGCTAAGAGAAAAAGAACAGCCGCTAAGACGACTACTAAAAGAACATAATATATTAATAACATTATAATAATCCTGCTGATTCAAAAGGGTTTTTAACAGGGACTCTAGAGAAGCCCCCAAAGTTATCTAAATTACTAAAGGCAGTACATGCCGCTTCAGTAAGTCTACATCCTGGGTATAAAACAATAGTACCACTAGGGTTGCCAGCGAAAGCATTGGATAAAGTTAATGTAGTTCCTTCTTGTTTTACTATACCCCGAGACTCTCCATTTATCTCAGCTATGCCGCTAGAGAAAAACCCTGATGGTTGTGTTATTCCAAACACATCTACTACAGCAGAAGTTATAGCCCCTACAGAATAAGAAGAAGAAAAAGAAGCCTTATTAACACTACAGTCTGTAGAATATAAGACATGTCTACATGTTAAAGTATACTTAGTATGAAGGGCATTACGCTGTAAAGAAGTTATTATCGCGTCACAACTTACTTCTATTTTAGAACCTGTGATGCTTGCAGCAATAACTGTACCTTCCCAATAAAGTACACTATCTTTATAGATAGTTATCCTTATAGGGTTTTCTGGTAAATTTTGAGCTAGACTTAGTATAAAGGAGTTGGTTCTAGGGAATTTTAAAGTAATAGGCATCTTAGCATAGTTGCCTGTTATATTAAGTGCAGAGCGTTCTACAGTAGAAGGTTTATAGAGTTGCCCATTTAGAGTTTTACTTAAAACGGTATTAGTATAACCATACTTTGTAATACCTTCTTGAAATAGATATTGTTCACTCATGCAATAACCTCAACAACTGGAATAGTTACTCTTGTTATTCCTTTAGAATGTTTTAATTGTATTGTATCAGAGTCTAGTCGCACTTTCACCATAAATTGTATTGTTGTAATATTAAGTATATCAGCAGTAGCAAGACTATCAAACCCTATTGAAGTAGTGCCGTCTCCATTATCTATAACTGCTACAATATTAAATGATTGTTCTACATCACCCACTATTCTAACAGCAGCAGGTGCAGAGTCTTCCCATGAATTACTTATTACATTAATTCCCCCAGAATTTAACAACATATAATCTACAGGAGGGACTAGAACCATATCTCCTATAAAGGAGGGCAACCAGAAAGGTTGGTATCTACCTTGTAGATATTCTAACTGCCTTCTTAAAACATACAGTTCTTGCCTTGTTCTAGCTATCATAGAGATAGTATTATACTCTCTAGTGTAGTCTTCAGTATCTATTCTTACTATTTCTCCTAATTTAGCATCTAGAGTATCTTGTTTTCTAGTATACTTAGAGTTAAGCCCCTTTCGTAAAGAGGGAGTAGTTAGGATAGGTAAAGAATCATGTTGCAATGCTGTCCAAGAAGGGTCAATATAGGGTTGTACATCTACTATAGATAAAGAAGCTTTAGCAAGTTTAGAATTAAAACTAAATTTCATACCTCCTTTAGAATATCCTATAGCTATAGGGAATAGCCAAAGGTTTTTCTTGCTAACTGAAACTGCCCTCTGTAAAGTAATTACAGAAGAGGTTAAACTAGCTATAGTAACTGCTTCTGAACTCTCCCTAGTCCATAATAATAAACTTGTACCTACTTCAATATCTAAGTAGGCCGTATCCATAGTTATAACTAAATCCCCAGAAGTCACTTGTTGTAGATTAACTCCTTCAGTCCATAGAGGGACTCCTAATTTAGAGTGTGCAGATACTTTTGCATAGCCTTTAGCTTTAGTATATTTCTCATAAGTGGAGAAAAAGTACTTAGAAGAGGTAGTTAGTCTTGGAATTTCTCTTAATACCTCTCTTTGCTCTCCTGCTTTAGCTTTTATAACACTAGTAACCCATTCCCTTACTTCTACAAAATCTCTATAGGGAATATCTGTCCCCATTAAGTATACTCTTGTCCCTGTAACTTCTAAAATAGGTTGTTCTGAAGTGTAATCTAAGGTAATATACCCATCTAAGATAGGAACACCTTCTCCAGAAACAGTTACAGACATATAAGTATTTGCTAAAGGAAGGAAATCTCTAGGTATACCTCCTGGCATACCTATAACAGTCCCATCTAAATCTGTAGTAGTAGCAGCAGCTAATGTTTTAGTAATAAAATAAGAGTTCCAGACTTCCACTTCGTTAAGAACATTATCTAATACATTGCCTAACTCAATAGTATTAGGTAGAATATGTATTCTAAAGTAGAAGTCATAAAGTTGTCCTTTAACTATAGAAGGGGATAGAATATCTGCTGAGTTAAGATAAACAGGAAGTCTTGTTCCTAAAACAGGAATAGGGGTTAAATAGTTTATAGCTTGGAGTAGAGCCATCCTAGGGTTTACAAGTATTCTAGGATGGGGTAGTGGTATATATTCTCCTAAATCTTCAGAGATGTTGGGATTGTCTGTCTGACCAGCTATGGAAATAGCAACATCCCCAAATAAAACAGTCCCGTTAAGTTGGGTAGTATTAGCTTGTACAACAACACCTGACCCTACTAGACCTAGAATACCTCCAGATAGATTAACTAGATTGTTAGACATACTTATCCATCTGTTTTAGTAGTAGAGAACCACCCTGTTGCTGGAATACCTATAGTTAATAGAAACCCATCTAAAGTAGTTACATCTATATTGGTATCATCTAAAAGACCATAACCTACTAAAGGCTTATTAGAAACAGGAGTATCATCATAGAGTACCCAGTATCTAGCAGTTACATCCCCTCCAGCTATAGTCCATATAGGTTGATCTGAACCAAATCTCCATTCTCCAGGAGATAGACCTATTGTTACTGTTTTAGTAATTAGTTCTATGCCACCAGTAGTGTAGCCATTTAAGGTAATTAACTCATCAAGAGACACATCTACATCAAAGAACTCATCGTTTACTTTATCAGGTACATATGTAGAAAAGTCCCTGTATGATGAAAGAGTATGGAAAGGGCCTGCTTCCCATTACGCTCCTCTGTATTTTTAAGATGCCAAGGGAATACCATCCAACTATCACTTCCTACAGTTATTACATCTCCTATATTGTAATCATCTATTCTAATCAACCTCATATGGTCTATGTAACCTATGTATGCTTCTAAAGAAGAACCCATTATATGTTGAAGATGTATTGGGACAAGTTGGGCTTGGTTTGTAGTGCCGTCATAGCCATAGTAAAGGCCAAAAGCACTGGTTTCACATAGTTTAACAGCTAAACTATGTGATCTGCCACTATATGTAGTTGAACTAAACACATTACCATCTATTTCGCAATGCGTCCTAGTGGCTTTAGTCCCATCATTTACATACGGAGAGCCTCCCCAAGGCATGCCTACTCCTGATAGTCTAGTAGAACTTGGCATATAGGTGTTAAAGTTTGGAGTATATATATCCTCTCCCCCAAAGTTATAAATGGCGGGTTGACTGAATTTAGGTTTATTCCTGTGTCCAGAAGTATATGTCCATCCACCCCCTACAAAAGCATTACTATCAACTTTAACCATTTCTCCTATAAATAGAGGCTTTATCTTAGTCCCTGCATAATGTAGTATGCAAGATATTTGGGTATCAGAAGCAAACATATGGTAGGTTACAGGCCAATGTTGTGACTCTACAAATAGTGTATTATATTGTGTCAGAGAACTATTAACAGATGGTACATCATCCCCTTCAGCTTCTATTGTGAGACTTTCAAGTACTGAAACTGAAGAAACCTTTTCAATATAAGTACCAGGACCACCTTCAGTAGAGGAATTATAGCTAAAGGGTAGAAATGCAAAATCTAATCTTACATATTGAGTATTTATTAGAGATACAGTCCCTAGTGTTTGATCCCAACCACTGTGAGTACTATGTATTTTAAATACATCACCTATAGAATAGCTCTGGTGAAGTTCATAGTCTATTTCCTTATAATAGAAGTATGCTTGGTTATTTCCCAATGCAAATACCCTATCAAACATCATCTCCGCACAATGAGAAAACCTAACAGAAGAGAGTCCTTTACCATACCACCCATTAGCTAAAGTATACCCATTACTAGTCATAAAACTAGTTAATATAGTTTTTAATGCAGTGCCATTTGCAACTGAACCTGTTTGATATGCCATTTAAGTAGCCTTTAGTACCATGTAATCGTTAAATCCAGTTCTATAAACATCCCTAAAAACTATATAGGTAATGCCGTCTACAACTATAGTGTTTTCTGTTACATTATTAAAACCAGAAATATGAAAAATCCCGTCAACATCTCCTCGAATGACACTAGAGCTATATATTGTAAAAGGACGTAATCCATAATACCCAACTTGTATGTTACTGTCGTGGATAGTATTCCTATGTGTACTATACCCAGAGGCATAGGCTGTCATAGATGAATCTACCCAACCAACGCCTGTGTATCTTACTGCAAAATAAGACCCTTTCCACCAATTATTGTAAGATGTATCAGAGTATCTTGTACCTATTAGACTTCCATTTAAGCAAGCTCCTATTGCTATAGGGTAAGGGTATTGTCCAGGAGTAGCAAAAGGGAGCATAAACCCCATGTATAAACTTACATAGTTACTCTCTACATTAGCAACTAATATTAGTCGTTGTCCATTAGCTACTATCCAATAAGGAATAACTCCATTCCATAAAGGAATACAAGAAGCATTATAGCCTGGCTGTGTCTCCCAAGTATTCCCTGGAGTATAGCCTGTGAACCCAGCTATTTCATAATTGTAGTAATCAGAAGGAATACTTTCATAAGTTCTAAGACCCATGAAGATTTCTTTAGTACCATCAAGACCTGGAGCT